AAACAAGGCTAATCAAGGTAGAACGGCTCAAGTAGCACTAGATCGTCAAAAAACGCCTGTTCTTTATGTTTGGCCCGCACCTGAAACAGGAACTACCGATAGCATACTTTATTGGAGAGTAAGGCGTTTAGAAGATGTTACAGCCAGTTTTCAAAATGTTGATTGGGTGTATCGTTACCTTCCTGCAATTACTTGTGGGTTGGCATACTACTTGGCATACAAAAGATTTGGTATAAAAACAGACAAACTTAACTTTCTTAAAGTTGCCTACGAAGAAAAAATGCAGATGGCTTTGGAAGCAGATAGGGAACGTGTAGATATGCGAGTAGTTCCACGTTTAAAGATGTTTTAATGGCTACAGGAAAGTATTCATGGTTTATCTCTGATAGGTCTTCATTTAGATTTAAATACAGAGATCAAATAAGAGAACCAGGAACAGGTTATAGAGTTGGTCCTGGAGAATCTGACGGTGTTTATAATTTGGTTACGAGTCCTCTTAACCAAGCTCCTAACACAAAAGATAATCCAGCTTTGAAAAACCCTAGACCTGATGTAGTATTAGCAACTACGGGGGATAGTTCTTGGACTCCCTCAATGACCACCAACACTAACAACTAAGGTAGGAGAAGATGAAACAAAAAACTAAAGTAGGTAGCCATTGGGACTTTACCTGCTATGACAGCAAAGGTGACGTAAAGTGGAAAGAAGAATATGATAACCTTGTTGTTAATCAAGGTCTTAATGATCTTTTGCAGAAATATTTCAATGGTTCAAGTTATACAGCAGCGTGGAAATTAGGTCTTAAAGCAACAGGCACAGTTTCTGCTGGCGATACTCAGGCAACTCATGGCTTTACTGAGATTACTGCTTATAGTACGGCTGGCGGTGCAACTTCTGCTGCTGTTCGTCCCACTGCAGTTCTAGCTTCTGCTAGTAGTCAATCAGTTGTGACTTCGACAGCAGCCGTATTTTCGGTGATCGCTTCGGCTTCAGTTGCTGGCGGATTTTTAACTACAGGAACTACGGTAGCTGGAAATCTGGGTGTTCTTTATGGTGCAGGTGATTTTACAGCAATTAGAACTGTAATTAACGGTGATGTAATTAACGTGAGTCTTACACTTACTGCCTCTGCAAGCTAATGAACTATGTCAGATGCTTTAACTGGATTTGGGTCGGGGCCTTATAACACACTTAAATATGATAGATCGTGGGTCACTGCTTATGTCACCTTAGGTGTATCAATCGCTGATGGCTATTCGGCTGACGCTATTATATCAGATACCTTAGAGCTTGGTGCTGCTGTAGAAGCCGTTAAGCTTGCTGATGGTTACATCTATGCCAGTATAGCTTTAGGATTTAAAACAGAAATTCCTGCTGTATCTGTTGGCGGTAATTACGGTGTTGATTTAACTATTGGTGGTGTTCTATTAGAGGATACATTTACAGGAAGTCCCACTTATAATCCAAGTTTAACTTTCGGTGTTTCGTTAGCTGATGAACCGACAACTAAACATGAAGTTCATGACACAGTTACTTTAGGAGTTAGTGTAGCTGACACTCCATCAGCAGCAGCTACAATAAATGCTTCATTAAGTTTAGGAACAGGTTTCGTTTATAATAATACTGCTTCATTTGTGCTAAATAATACTTTAACATTTGCAACACAGATAACAGCAGAAGTAAGCAGCACAGGTAGGTTTATAGAAAGATGGACTTCAGTTCCAGATCAAGCTTCTGAAAGTTGGGTTTCTGTATCCCTTGGGTTTGACTGAGGAGGGTGATAATATCTAGTTATGGCTTTAACTTATACAACATTAGTAGCTCAAATTAAAGATACTGCTGAAGATGATTCTGAAGAATTTTCTGATGCTATTCCTAGCTTTATAGATAGGGCTGAAACTCGTCTTTCCAGAGAGCTTGACCATCCAGAAATGGCAGGGCATCTCCAGACTACTCTGGCGTATGGAGACCCCTTTGTAACTCGTCCTAGTAATATGTTGGCTCCTCTTAATTTTTATATTACTGAACAAGGCAGTCGAATAAAACTTTTATTCAGGACTGAAGAATATATTGCAGACTACTGGCCCACAAGAACTTCAGTAGGCACACCTAAATATTATGGTAACTTTGGAGGAGATAGAATTATTATTGCTCCTGCTCCTGCAAGTACCTACGCTGCTGAGATGGCAATAGTAATACAACCAGCCACCTTATCAACAGCCAATCAAACCAACTTCTTTACGGACAAATGCTTTGATGCCTTGTTCTTCGCTTGTATGATAGAAGCATACATGTATCTAAAAAATTACTCTGTTCTTGAAACGTGGAACTTTAGATACGGTCAAGCAATGTCAGCCCTACAGAATGAAGGAAGACGTACACGAAGAGATGACGAAGAAATGCCAGCAAGTAAAGCTGGTCAGAATACCTTAACTGGTATGGGAGGAGGAGTATAATGGCTAGTGGTCTAGCACAAATACAAGCAAAAAATATTCGACTTATGAACCAAATTTTACCTGAGTATGGCACTGGTTCCGATGCTTTGCGTAACTATAGACAAAGTAGAGGAAGCGCTCTTAATCCTTTAGATTCTGATTTTGGGCTTGAACTTATGGCTGAACGGTCACGAATAGATAGATCAAAAGCAGCAGATGCTGCCCCACCCGAAGAACGAGATACTAGCGAACTGGAAGCAGAACGGCAAAAACTTCTTGATGATTCTATTCAAAGAGGCGCAGACCGAATGACAGCTATGTATGCTAATTTAGGTTACGGTAAACCTCCGCCTCAATTCGGTGAACTTTCCTCAGGGGAACAACTTTTTCCTCAGACAGGTCAAGCAGCCCCTCCTCCAGCTTACGCTAATCTTCTAGCAAATCCTGCTGTTGCACAAGCTTTGCAGCAAGGTGGAATACAAGCTGCTCCACCATCACTTGAAGAAATAGTTAAAGCTAAAACAGAAGAAATACGAACTGCAGCAGAAGGAGGATTAATTAAACGCTATGATCTTGGAGGTCTAGTAAACAATATGTTATTGCAAGCATCTCGAACACGACAAAATATTCCAAGTAATGCGGTGAGCTAATGTCCAGTACCTATACAACCAGAATACGCCTAGAAAAACAAGGGTCAGGTGAAAATGCCTCGACATGGGGCGATAAATTAAATGAGTCTGTAATTGATTTAGTCGATTCGGCTGTAGGTGCAGTCACCAGTATTTCTTTGGCAGGAGTTGGTACTGCATATACGGTATCCTCTGCTGACGGTGTTTCGGATGAAGCTCGTAGCGCAGTTCTTTATTTTCATGGATCAGTATCAACGGCTGTAAGTATTACTATTCCTGCGGTTGAAAAAAGTTACATCATAGGAAACAATACTACTGGTGGGTTTGGTGTTAAAATAAAACCTGCTGGTGGCACAGAACAAACAATCCCTGCAGGTCAAACTACTCTTATTTATACTGATGGAACCGCAGTTAAAAATGTTTTAAGCAGCATTACAGGCATGTCTCAAGTAGGCGCAAGTCTGGGTAACTTTACTTCTGTTGTTGCTAATGATGTAGCTGTAAGTGCTAATCTTTCTGCAACTAACATTACTGGTGTAACTGGAGGGTTTAGCACTAAAGTTTCTGCTGGAGCCTTAGAAGTTTCGGGTGTAGTTTCAGGAACGTCTGCTGTTTTCTCAGGTATTGTAAGTTGTTCGGCTATAGTTGGAGATGGTTCTGGTCTTTCAGGTCTTACTGTCACACCTCGTTCTTACTTAGCTGGTATGAATTTAAGTATGGGTTCTGATAATGAACATGACATACAAATTACAGCAGGAATTGCTAAAAATTCTACCAATGCAAGTGATCTCACTTTAAGTTCTACTATAGAAAAACAAATTGATGCTACATGGGCTGATGGAACTGGTGCAGGAGGATTAGCTAGTGGCGCATCCTTATCAGCCAATACCACATATCATGTCTTTGCTATTGCAGTAACTGCTGGAACAGATGCTGGTTTTGACTCCTCTGCTACAGCAGCAAATTTTGTAGCTAATAATGATGTTACTGCTTTCCGTAGAATTGGTTCAGTTATAACAGATGGAAGCAGCAATATAAGACCCTTTAGACAAAGAGGAGATAAATTTTTACTCCAAGACCCTATTTTATCTTACACAGATAAGAGTATTGGCGCTACTGGAAGAACCACTATAACTTTAAATACTCCTTCGGGTATTGTTACTGACGCTATATTTACACATCTCTTATTTGGCACATTTACAGATGCACAATATGTTTATAGACCCTTGGCTATGCCTGATGTTTCTGTTGTCGATAATGCTTTTGGTACAGCACCCACTTCTGCAGCTATGGGTTCCCTGGGTAATAGAGGTGCAGGATTTATAGAGTTTGGGGGTAATGAAAGACTTAGAGATTTTGCTTGGGAAGTAACTTGTGAAACCAATACATCATCTCAAATAGGTGTTAGAACACAAGTTGCAGGTGGATCGGCTGACGGAAGCGATAGTAATGCTTTTCAGACTACAGGTTGGTACGATAGTAGGGGCAAGGATGATTAATGTCTACCGACAGTATAACACAAAGAATAAGCTTTAATCCTACAATCAGTAGAGAATCTACTCAGTATTCTGAAGAAGGTAACTGGTTCGATGGCGATAAGATACGGTTTCGTAAAGGTAAAGTCCAAAACATTAGAGGCTACCAAAAGAAACTAACCTCAACTTACGCAGGAAAAGGTCGTGATATAATTACCTTTAGAGGTCTTGAAGGTAAAAGATATATCTCGTGGGGAACAGAAAGTCTTCTGCATCTTTATTACGGTGGTGCAGTATATGACATTACACCTGTCTCTGCTTCTGTTTCAGTTCCAGCAGGAAATATAACTACCAGCACAGGAAGTTTTTATGTTCATGTTTCTAATGCAGGACATGGACGAACTGAAGGTGACTATGTAGCTTTTGTAAACAGCAGTATTATGGCTGGCGTTACCCTGCAAGGAAATACTTATCGCATAACAAGTGCAGGAACCAACTCCTTTGATGTTAATGTTTCAACAAGCGCTTCAGGAAATGTTGCTAACGGAGGAACTAGTTTTCTTTATTATAATATAGCTAGTGGAGCAAGCATTGGCACAGCAGGGTTTGGCTATGGTGCAAGTTCTTGGAATACTGTAAGAGCTTCAGTAACAGTGAGAGCTACAGGAGTAGTAACCTTAGGCGGATATAATGCTCCAGCAAATGAATCCGACATAGAAATTCAAATACGTCAATGGTCTTTGGATGCCTTCGGTGAAAATCTTTTAGCTACTCCTAGAGGAGGGCGCATCTATCAGTGGGTTGAAGACAATGGTCCTGAACAAAGAGCAGTAGAAGTTTCAACAACCACTACGGCTGGAGTAAGCACTGGTATTCCTCTGGAAAACAATTTTGTTTTGGTATCACCACGAGACAGACATGTAATTACGCTTGGTTGCACAGACCTTACTGGAACCTTTGATCCAATGGTTTTAAGATTTTCAGATCAAGCTAATGTAAACGAATGGACTCCATCAGTATCTACGACAGCAGATCAAATTAGGCTTGGTGATGGAAGTAAACTCATAGGGGCAGTTAAAACCAGAGATGCTGTAATGGTATTCTCAGATACTGCTGCCTATTCGATGCAATTTGTTGGTCCTCCTTTCACATTTAATGTTGATTTAGTTGGTTCTAATTGCGGTCTTGTTGCTCCTCATGCAGCTACAGCAGACAACGATCTTGTGTTTTGGATGGGCATAGATAACTTTTATATGTTTGACGGTTCGGTAAAAATACTACCTTGTTCGGTAAGAAACTATGTTTTCTCTGATATAAATTTTGATGAACTAGATAAAGTTTATGCAGGTGTAAATCAAGAATTTCAAGAGATAGTTTGGCTTTATCCAAGCGCTGATTCAAGTGAATGTAATAGGTATGTTCTTTTTGGTAGAGGGGATGGCACTACTGCAGAACCTCCCTATTGGTCATACGGCACAGGAATTTTTTCTACTTGGGCTGACCGTAATATTTTTGAATCTATACACACTACAGGAACTTCAGTATCTTTAGGAGATCAATTTCTTATAGAAAATGAACCTAAAGATGTGTATACTGCAGATGCTCAAGCCATGCACTCTTTTGTAGAGAGCACCTATTTCGATATACCTTTCGGACCCGCAGGACCAAACAATCCTGAAGGGGATTTTATTATTTATATGGATCGTGTTATTCCCGACTTTGACTTTGAAGGGACTAATGCTCAAACAAGTATAAGGATTACTTCTAAGAAATTTCCACAGTCTGAAGCCTCAGTTACCAAAGGTCCTTACACTGTAAGAGCTTCTACCGAAAAGATATCTTTGCGAGTTCGGGGAAGACAGGCTAAAATAAGAGTAGATGCAAGTATTGCTGGAACAAGTTGGAGATTAGCAGACTTTAGAGTAGACGTACAGTCGGATGGTAAACGATGATTTTTCCCAGACTAACTGGAAGCTCTCAAATAAGTCTGTTTAGATGGGCTTCTCAACTTGTCAATGTTTTAGAAAGAAATAGAGATGAAATTTTTTCTAACTTTACACGACAAGACTCAGGAGGCACAGTGCGCCTTAATGGTAGAGTTCAAGTCAATCAAAACCTTACAAACCCTGATGTAAGTGAAGATGCAAGAGAAGGTGAAATAAGATATAATGCTTCAACTAACAAATTTCAAGGGTATGATGGTTCTGGCTGGCAGGATTTCCATTAATGGCTGATATAGATTTAAAATATGAGGGGCTTAAAGCCAAAGCTAACTTAGATTTTAATCCTTTTATAGATGGTTTAAAAGGAAAAATTAAAAATGAACAGGCGGATATATACAACTTTTTAGAGCGAAATCAAGACTATGGTAAAGCAGGGGCTGGTATACTTGGGTTACTTAGTGGTAAAAATATAGACCTACCACCCATAGAAAGAGGTGAACATAGCTTTGGCATAAGAGATTTAAACCTAGATATTTTAAAAGACTACCCAGAATTATTTTATATGTATGGCAATGAAGAAAGTCCATTTAATTTAGAAGCTACAGTAGGTGGAGATGAAAGAGATAAGTATATGACAGTTGGTGGTAAATTTACTTTCACAGAGGGAGGGCTTGCAACCCTCATGGGATACTAATGCCTTTTCCTTTGATGGCAGTAGCTATTGGTGCTGGTATAGGTGCTCTCGCTGGCGGTATGTCAGGTGATGACGGTTGGGATTGGAAACGAGCTTTCGGTGGTGCTTTGCTTGGTGGTGCTACAGGTGGTGTAGGCGCTGGTGCTCTAGCTCCTGCTGCTGCTGCTACAAGTGGGGCTGGTGCTGGAGCTTTAGCTGGAGGTGTAGGTGCTGGTTCCGTTGGAGGTAGTGGCGCTGCTGGATTAGCTGCAATTCAATCAGGAGGTATGGCAACAACTGCTGGTGGTTTAAGTGCTGGTATAGGTTCTACTGCAATGCCAGCAGGGTTAGCAGCTACGCGAGGCTCAACTTTAATGCAAGGTTTACAAGGAGGGGGAATACAACCCTCTTCTGTGGCTGTTCCTTCGGCTGATCCTTCAATGGTTTCTTCTAGTGGGCAAGGACTTGACATTGATTACGGTAAGATAGGTCAAAACATACAAAGTCTTACTCAAGATAGCGATGCTAATACACAAGGGACAGCGCCAGAAGGAGATAACCCTCCTCTTGATCCAATAACACCTCAAGACGATTCAGTGCAAGCCGAATTGGATGCAGAAGCAAGGCGTATTATGGACTTTCCTGGAGGACAAGCTGAAACTGGCTTAAGTAATGTGGCAGCAAAAGGCGGTCTTGCCACGCGATATGGAATTATGAAAACACCTTCTGGTTCTTTGACAGGAGGAGAAATAGTTGGTCCTGGTACAGGAACCAGCGATACTATACGTTCAGCAATTTATCCTGATGTAGCCAGCAAACTTGGAGCAAGTTCTTCTCCTATGGGAAAAGGACATAGAGTTCAAGATGCAGCTTTATCAGACGGTGAATTTGTTATAACAGCTAAAGCAGTTGAAGGAGTAGGAAAAAATGCAGGTGCTCCACCTGGACAAGAACGCGAATATGGTAGTAAACTTTTGGATCAGGCGATGAACCAATGGCAAAGGACATAACAGAAGCAACAGTAAATGACATTTATCCACAATATAAACTACTAACAAAGGCTAAGAAGGGGTTTGGATATCCCACGAAAGACCACAACGCAGAAAAAGCTGTAGATCAATTAAGTCTTTGTGCATCTCAAGGACTTAACTTTATAGCTAAAAAAGATGGAAAGATCGTAGGGTGCATGGTCTTATGTTATGATCAACTATGGTTTTCAAATGAAACATTCCTTGTTGATATAGCATATTATGTTGATGATAAATACAGAAAAAGTTCTTTGGCAACAAGGCTCTTAAACGCATCTAAAAAAAGAGCGAAGGAACTAGGATTACCACTACATATCAGTGTAACATATGGCACTGATGTAGAACGAAAAGAGAAGTTCTTTTTACGCCAAGGATTTGAAAAAATAGGCGGTAATTATTTATTGAGGTAAAGGAATGGGAAAAAGTTCAGGTGGTAGTGCTCCAGCAGGATCAACTACCGTAATACAAGACATAGCAGAACCTTTTAAGGGTTTCGCAACAAGGTCTCTTCAAAGAGCAGAGGACTTACAAGGGCTTCCTAGTGTTCCTTTCACAGGTATAGCTACTGCGCCACCTACACCAGACGAACTTGTTGGGGCGCAAGCGTTACGCAATAGATTCTTAGAGTCTGATCCTCTTTCTGCAGAAGCTTTAGCCTTACAAAGAACTGGAGCAGACCCTATTACTGCTGCAAGCATACTAGAACGTCAAAGTCCTTTTGAATCTTTGATTGCTCAAGAAGCATATCGTAGATTAGATGAACGCACCCAACGTGATTTACAAAATCAAAGAGCCAGGGAGGTTGCTGCTGGTGGCATGGATCGTGGTAGAGGTGCTATAGAAGACAGCCTCATACGTCAACGAGCCGAAGATCAAGAACGTAAAATAGGTTTGGAAGCAGGACAAAGAGCTTTTACTGATGCATCTCGACTTGCACAAGAGGATAGAACAGCAAGAGGTCAAGCAGCACAAGGTCTATTGTCAGGACTAACACAACGACAAGCTTTAGGTAGGCGTGATATAGATGACCTATTAAAAGTGGGCGCACAATTCAGAGAGAAATTTGTGCAACCAGAACTCAATCTTGAGCGTCAACAGTTCGGAGAGTTTCGTGGACCTGCTTCGGTTCAAAATCCTTTTGGCTTTGAGCAATTTTTCTCAGGCATCAGGTCGGCTGCACCCACACCTCTTACTACTACAACCCAACAATTTGCACAAACTCCCTCTGGTCTGCAACAAATAGGGCAAATTGCTGGAGCAGGACTAGGAATAGCTAATCAGTTTGGAGCCTTTCATGAAGGTGGTGTTGTAGAACACGCAAGAGCAGGTCACTCACATGCTGAACAAGACCCTGCTGTAATCAATCAAGTCATACAAGTATTGCAATCGCAAGGGCATCTTGTTCAAGGTCCTCAAGGTCGCATGGAATTTATGATTAGGATGCAAGATGATCCTAGTTTTAAAGCTTTGTATGATGATGCAATGGCTGGTGTTCTTCAAGGATCAGGTTATGTGCCACCTTTAGAGGAAACAGAAACAGAAACAGTAGTAGAAGAAGAGGCTGCTGTATCTCCGTCTGTAGACCAAAATACTAATGTTGATATGGAAAGAGTAGAAAGAATTAAAAGTGGTGCTCAAGGCGGTATAGGTGACGATCTATATCAAATGTTTCGCAGAGATGATTTAGAAGGCACAGACATGATACCTAGAGATAGGGCTATAGCTAGACATCTAG